ACCGCATCACTTGCTATTTTTACAGCGCTTACAGCATATTGACCAAGCTTGGGATTAGTCACAATACCATTATCCAGAGCAAGGCTTTGAATTCTGGGTGCGCCAGTTGCTCCTTGCGACAAAGCAATTATATTATCACGTAATGCCATCCCGTCTATCGACCTAACGGGCGCGCCAGTTGCCACGCTCGCATTTGGTATATTTACCCAAGTTTCCATTATTTTTTAACTCCAAACATAGCCGTCATCTCCGCTTATTTTACCTTCATCATCTGCCCACCACATACCACTAAATCTTTCTGATGGCGTTGCTAAATCGTATGTTGTCGCGTTGTCGTCCATCCATTTCCCTGCTCTAAAATCAATGTCATATTCGAATTTTACGGCTTCGATTGTTATTTTCTCTCCAGCTATTTTCTCATATTTTGATACTACTTGGTATCTTATTAAATCAGGTTCTCCTGTGTCTGTAACCATGCCCTTATATTTAATGTCGAAAACATCTGATATTCCTAAAAATCTGTCTTTGGCATCAAGCGAAAATTTAATTGATACTGGATTGCTGCGATATTTTGCAAGTAACTTTGCTGATAACAAATTGACGTGCGACTCGTTTCTAAGCCATGGGCTAAACAGCTCGTAAACTTTGCGTTCACCATACTCATTTTCGCTTGCAGATGTTGCGTCTATTCTCGCAAGTGTTCGCTTGTATGAGTCCCTGTCATTCTTTTTTAATACTGGGTTTTTTGGTAAATAACTTACCCATATTTCACTAACTCTTAGCTTGTCATCTGCTGTCAATGAAGTTTCATTTTGCAGTAAATTGTTTTCTTCGTCTAAAATAGGCACTGCGCCAAAAACTGGCGATATTGATTTAAAATTAATTAACTGCTGGATTTCATCCCACCAAATATAAAACATGAATTCTTCTGAAAGTTCGCCCAGCAACGTTGTTACGCCCATTGGCTCAGTTAACAACCGTGTAGCTTCAATCGACTGTAACCAAGTTCCAGCGTCCGCTTGCCATGCTGCCAAATCAATAAATGCAGGGTTTATATTTCCGTAGTTTATTAATAAATCATACGCCACTACATCAGGTCGTTGTATAGAATATTCAAGGCAACCTTGAACCGAGTCACCAGCGTCATATTCCTCCGCTACCGTACCATCTGAACCACGAGTCATCCCGCTTATCGTGATGTTTCCAACGGCATCTGTTGAAATTGCAGTATACCGAATTACTTCATCACCGATTCTAATCGCTTGCGTACCGCCTTGCTGATAATCTGCTTGTACGCCACCAACAATAACCATGATTGTTTGCGTTGCCGTCACATTTGCCGATAATTTTCCAGTTGATAACCTTGGCGCCTGCGCTTTATCGTCATCTGCAAGCCGTAAAATATCTTGCGCTTTTATTTTCACAATATTTTTGCTATCTGGCATTGAGATAGACTCAATAACATAGTGCCTAGTTTGCATTTCTGCAAGCGTTTGACCCATGTAGCCATCCAAAACTCGCAACGCACGACCATTGTAATAAGGGTTTCTTTTCAGCCATTTTGCCCAAAAAGTACCGTTTTTTAGCGGGTCATATTCTCGCTCGTCAACATAAGGATCGACTAAGTTGTCGCTGTGCGGATGATCTATAAACGACAACGAAACCTGCGCCCGAACTCCAAGAGGCTTCATTGTGCCTGATCGCGCGCCAACATTTAATTTAGTCGGGCTTGTACCAACTGACTGAACGCTTGGAATGATATATTCGTCAAATTGAATGTTGCTTTGTGGCTTGCAAAATCTCATAGTCAAAGTTTGTTTATCGAAATTCGCTTTGTCTTGGCAGTTTGCGAACCCGTTAAAACATTTTATCGCGCCAGTAGTGCCGATTAAGGCTGTGCATGGCGCAATACCGTACTGGTGTCCGCATTGGTCTTGGTCAATCTCAACAATCGTTATCGGGATGCGCCCAAGTTTTGCATTAAACGACATCGCTAAACCCCTCTACATTTAAAGACACGCTCATAAAATCCTTAACGCCAGTAAAAGATGGATAAACATCATTTGTGGCAAGGCAATAAGCAACATCATTAAGATATGTTTTAGGTCTCCACGCAATAAAAAACGGATTTACGCGTGGTGAGCTTTGAACGAATCTATCAAAGTTTTGGCGATACCAACTAGTGTTTAAATTAGTCCAATTGTAACTTGCCGAAAACCCTTTTCTCTGCTCTGATGCTCCAAGCCATTGTCCAGTTTCGCTAACGCTCGGGCGAATAACTCGAGATGGTGATAAATTAATCGGGGCGTGTCCAGCGTGGATTGCGCGTTGCATTGCCAAAGATTTACCAACTTTTATCGCAATTACTTCGATAAACGATCCAGTCAAAACAAGTTTATAATATCTTGATTCGGTCACTGGTATTAGCGCGATTGCTGTTCGATCATCGTCAAATGATATTGCGCCAATTTCAACCCATGTTATCGCATCATCAGATTTAAAGAGCGTAGCACTTAATACAAATCGTGTTTGCATTGCAAAATAATCTACTTTTTTAACTGTTACGCAATCCATGATTATTTCAGCAAATACGCTGCCGACTGGCTTATATCTTTCGTAAGTAGCTGGATTTAAAATTCCGATAAGTGGAAATCCAACTTGCCCTTGAGTACCAGTCACTATTCCATCATCCATCACGGATTGAGCGAGTATTCTAGCGTGCGTTAATGGCTCGTCTGTTAACGCTTCATTATCTAATAATGCTTGATCTATGTATACGCTCATGCTAACACCACGTTGCCACCACGGGCTTGATAATCTAAAAGTTCATCTGCTAATTGCGCAACCATCTCACCGCTAAACAATGCCCCAGCAGTTAACCCCTCTACTTTAAGCGTTCCTCCAACTGTCTCAGATGATGCGCTTGAACTACCACCTCCAACAGAATTAGTAGGCGCTTGTGGCTGTGCAGATGCGACCATCGGGACACTTGCTGAACTTCCGCCTCCGAAAGATTGTGATGATATGTTATTCATAAGGTTTCCAGCGTTTAAAAGTGCGGCTCCTGCGTATGCAGCGGCAACAACTGGCGCAAATGGCCCAGGTGTTTCCATTCCAGAACGCCATGCGCTAATAACCGCGCGGCTACCATCAATTGCTGCATTTGCCATTGCTGCCGCTTTCCCGATTTCAAACATGCGCTTGTTGTTTGTATTCATTAAACTTGATAAAGTTCCAAAAATATTCTGCGAAATTTGAATTGTTGAAGCGCCTTCTGCTTCTTTCAGCTTTTTTCTTTTTGCCGCGCCATCAGCCTGAAGCTTTGTCATTAATATCTCATGCTCTTCTTGCGATAATTGCTCGTTAATCAGTGCTTCATCTATCGCGTATTGCTTTGCTGCTTGAGCTTCGTTTAATAGCTCTAAATCTGATTTAAAGTATTCTTGAATTGCTTCAAGCTTTCTTTGTGATGCTTCAAGGTCTTTTTCTTCATTTTCCTCGTCTCTTCCTTCGGCATCAAAAGCGGCTAATTCTTTTTTCCATTTTAACTCTTCTTGAATTGCTAACACATTACTGCTTTCAGAATTTGAACCTGCACTTAATTTTCCCGCAGGAGCGGAATTATTCCCGCCTTCTTCATTTGATTTGGTGTTATTTGTGACTTTGTTTAACGCTGACTCAGCTCTTTCAGCAGCGTCAAATATTTCATCAAGCTCTTCATTAATTTTATTTAATGCTGATTGTTCATCGCTTGGATATAGCGTTTTGTAAAAAAACTCTGTTTGAGAGATGTTTTCTTTTACTTTTTCATTGTAATCGTCCCAAGCTTTACCAATAAGCTTAAACTCGCCATTTGCAGCAAGATACATTGTCTCAGCTAGAAATGAAACAGAGGCAGCCATTGATGATATTGTTTCGTATGATGATTTTGCGATTATCGCAACTCCGCGCAAAGAGCCTTCGAATACTTTAAACTCTTTTGCGCCATCACTTGCTTGATCGCTCGAATAATCTAGTGCACTGCCTAAATCTCTCATTACGCTAGTAGCAACAGATGATAAGCCAATTATTCCGCTTTTTCCGCCTTGGTCTCCTAAAACAAGAATAACTTCTTGCAATGCCGACTGAAGCCCTTTTAAAGATGCAGATACGCCAGATGCCATAGTGCTTGCCATTTTTTCAGCAGAGCCATTAGCATTATTCAAAGAGTCGGTTAACTCTAAAACCCTGTCATTTCCATTTGCTAAAACAGACGCGGCAGCGTTAGCTTCTGATCCAAAAATGACGAATGAGTCGCTTGTGTCTATGTTTGCGTCTTTAAGTGACTTTAAGACGTTTTGAAGACCATTAGTTTTGATGTTAACGTCATCAGACGTTAAGCCATACTTTTCTAATGCAGACTCAGCCATTGGAGTTATTTTAGATAGTGACCTTATAACTCCAATAAGCCCAGTACCAGCCCTAGAACCTTGTATGCCAGAATCTGAAAGTACGCCTATAGCAGCGGCTGTTTCCTCGATTGTAATGCCAGCCGTATTTGCAAGCGGGGCAACGTATGACAGTGCTATTCCAAGCTGAGAAATGTTTGTATTTGATTTGCTAGACGACAATGCCAAAACGTCACTTACTCGTGACAGCTCAGAAACTTCTAACGAAAACCCACCAAGAACATTTGATGATAAATCCGCTGCGGCTGCTAAGTCTAACGCCCCAGCAGTTGCGATATTTAATATCCCAGGGGTGGCAGACAAAACCTCGTTGACATCAAACCCAGCTTGAGCAAGAAATCTTTGTGCGCCTGCTGCTTGATCTGCGCTGTAAATTGTTGATGCGCCAAGCTTTCTTGCTTGGTCTTCCAGCAAAACCATTTGTTCTGCCGTGCCTGATATTGTCGCTTTTAACCCAAGCATTGAGTCATCAAATCTTGAGATAGTACCTGTTGTTGCAACTATTGATGCAAGACCACCAGCCAGCGCGAACGCAGCAGTCGCAGCATTGCCAAAGTTGTTTCCTAAACTATTGCTAGATTTACTTAATTTATCAGTCGATAATGTCGTTGATTTTGCAGCTTTATCAACGTCATTAAGTGATGTTTTTACTCGCTTAGTTCCTTTATTAAGCCCACTAACATCAGCATCTATTTTTACATTTATTGCACCAACTTGCTCAGACATCACTTTCCTTTATCATTTCGTTAAGCTCTTCAATGTCTTCGTCACTTAAATCAGCGCCTCCGCGCCCTCGCTTATTGACATTAACTTTACTATCGTAAATAAGCCACCATTCGCATGGGGTCATTTCCCAAAAACTGTTAGGCTGTATGCCCCAGTGTGATACCGCAGCCGTATAAAATATATCCCAGTCAAAGTTAAAGTTGTCGTCAACTATTTGGTGCTTTTTTTTTCTTCAGGCGCTTCTTTTTCATCGTTTTTTGGGAAGATTCCAAAATATATTTTACCGAGTGCGGTGTATATCTCTTCCTGATTTTCAATGCTTTTATTAAAGTAAATGAATATCTCATCTGCTGTAATTTTATAGCCGCTTTGCGTTAATGCTTCAGCGATTATTAAGCAAATATCAGGTACGTGCGGATCACCCACAATTAAACTGTGGCGAACTTTTAATAGGCTTGCCTTGTCCCAAAGTTTCTTGATAAGCTTCATCGTTGGCGTTATTGAGTAATCTTCGCCCATCAACTCAAAATTTACATTATCAAATAAAGAAGTCATTAAACTGTCGTCCCATCAATAAATGTGATAGCTCCGCTAGACGAAAAACTAGCGTCAAAAGTAGCCGCTTCTTTGCTGTCTGCGCCCATGCTGTAGCTTGCTAAAAAGAAATTGCCTGATATTGCCGCGCCAGTTGTCGTGTTATTATCAGCGCTTGGTGGAAACTCAAAAGAACAAGCGTTTAAAAGTGTTGTCCCTTCAACCGAAAGTTTCATTAATGCTAAGCTTTTTTCAACGCCAGAAACCGTAATATCAATTGTTCTAGTGCCGGCTTCTTCGAGTAATGATCGCCATTCTGCATCGTCATCACTAGAAATATCAATCGGAGTGTTACCAATTGAAATCCCCTTAACTTTTACAGCACCAATTGTTAATGCGCCAATTTTAAATACTGCTTTACGTCCTGCAAATCCAGCCATGATTTATTCCTCAATTGTTAGTAATCTAAATCTCTGTACCCCGTGATGAGTAACTCCATCTGGGTCTAATGAGTTTTCTTGATATTCTTGATACATTGTAATCGTATTTGATCCTGAAACAGCTAAATCGTGTCTATTTAACGCTGAAATAACTGCTTGCTGCATTTCTTTTACTTCTGCTGCGCCCTTGTATGTTGACCAGCAATGTATTGTTACAGTGCTTTCCAGTCCGTCTTTGTCGTCATCGTTATAATCAACGTGGGTGTCGTCACCGATCTTAATGTATGGGTACGCCTGACCTTTTTCTACATAATCAAAAACTGGATAAGTCGTTTCGTTTTTTAAACGCAAAAATATAGCTCGTTGAATCTGTAATGCACTCATTTTAATGCCGTTTTGATTAACTTTTCAACATGCCGTCTATTTGATTCAAGTGCTGGGATCAAGTGCGGGCGTGGTTTAATATTTGCCGTGCCGAATTCAAGCCATTTTGATTTTCTACCTTGCTCGCCAGACGCTCCGATAACTGCCGAATATCCGCTGTTTGCTGATACAGATATAAAGCTTCCTGCCAAATCTCCCGTATCGCTTGCTGGGGCTTCACCAGCTGCAGATGCCGTGTGTGTAACGCTTCGTCTTTTGTACGTTATGCCTGTCTTTGTTCCAGTCATTATTGACTTAATGACAGTATTTAAAACGCTAATACCAGAGACTTTTACCGCTGTTTTCACGCGATTTTTCTTTTTTTCGACTAACGCATGAATTTTAGCGTTGACTTCTGATATTCCAGTGACAGTAACGCTCATGTTACTACCCCGCTTTTAAGTCCAATTTTCCAAACTGAGTTTGCCTCTGCGATATTTATAGCTGATTTTACGTTGTACTCTATGCCTTTGAATATCACTCTTCCAGAGCTATCAGGCGTTCCGTCTGCGTAAACAATATAAGCGTGGTGAGTCACTTCGCTGTTTAATTGCATCGCTGACATTCGCTCATTGGCGCTTGCTGGTATCATTGCGACATCGCATTCAAACTGATCAACCCACATGCCAGAAATTCCGCCAACCCCATCAGGCACAGACTGATATTCTTGATATGTCATTTTGCTGTGTGGGTTTTTAAACTCATTGATTAAGTCTATCGCAAGCGTTACTGAATCATCGTAAATACTCAACGATACGTACCAAGATTTACTGTGCCTGAATACTCAATCAAGCCACTTAAATAAGCGTCAACCGAAACAATTTTTTTGCGATCTCGTGAATTATCATCGTATGTTTTTTGCATTGAGTCTAGCTTTTCCGACTTAACTTTTCTTCCCAAGGTCGCCATTGGGTCGTTGCCTTTCAGTATTTCCATTGCGAGCATCATTTGGGCGACAACAAGTCGTCTTGGTATCTCATTATCTGCAATTTCGAAACCATCTAAAATAATATCAGACCTTGGGAATTTTAGGCTTTGTGCTTGTGTTTTTTGCTGCCCGATATAATTAAGAGTTTCCAGATAGTCAATTGCTTTAATCAATTCTTGAGCAGCATTAATAACAATTACGCCACGTGCTAAAGCGTAATCAACATATTCAGCTTCGCTAACGTAAGTATCAGCGTTGGCAACTATCGTGCCGTCTTCGACTATTAAAGCCATTATTTAGCCTTTTTTTTAGCCCGACTTGATAGAACCTTTTCTGGCTCTTGTTCGGTCTTTTCAACCTTTTCTGGCTCTTGTTCGGTCTTTTCAACCTTTTCTGACTCTGATAGCAATCTTATTAACTCATGCACGCTGTTCATTTTAACACCTCAATTATTATATCTTTTTGCATGCCGCACTCGTGATAAGTGCGACCGACAAAACGATATAAACTATCCGTTTGTAATTACTGCTGCAATCCGCACGTTTTCGCGCTCATAAACTCTTGTCCAGTTTGCTGGAAGTTTAAGCTCTGCATTACTAGGAGACGACCCAGCAACCGAAGCATCGTTAAACTTAATTCCGCGTGGATGTAGAATGAAATGATTTCGCGTATATAGCTCATCGTCACCTCTGCTTGAATTTCTAGATGTTTCAGTAGGCACTGGAGCCGCGCCATGACCTAAAGCAAATGCACCAGAACCGAATAAATACGAAGTATAAAGTGGAGCGGCATCAGTTGGAGCTGTTCCAACTGCTGGGGTAAATGGCAGGTTGCGATTTACGATAACTCTTAACCCTCGATAAGTTGTAATGCTCAAATCACCTTCAGACTGCTTTTCAAAAGATGTAGGGTCTAGCTTCATCATGTTAAAGTAAACGCTAGGGTGCATTGCGATACCAGTAATTCCGTCAAACGCATCTCCGAAAGTGCTTTGACCATCAATAAATGCATCAGCACTAAACATAGTATCTTGCGTTACATCAGCATTAGTAGCACCAGCTAAATTCTTTGTCATATCACTAGCATCGTTAGCTACGTTTGAAGATATAACTCCGTCTAGCGATGCTATTAATACTGATTGGTACTTTCTTGCCCAAAAATCAGCAACCATTGTGGCAACGGCTTGCATCGGGTCACTGCCTGCAACCGATTTTGCAAGGTCATTAACTGACCATGATTTACCGCGCATCAATAGCGTTGCTACATCTTGACCAGCGCTTAATTTTGCTGGTGTTAATCCTGCGGTGTCAGACAAAACCTCGTCATCACCAGTCAAATCTTTCCAAAACGGCATGTTAATAGTTCTACCGCCTTTTGTTGCTAAAGCGTCAACAGTAGGGTCTGGCTGAATAATTCCGCCCATG